GTCGATGCTGATGTGGTTCGCGACATCGTCTCGACTCGAGAAGGACGCGCGCCCCTCTCTGAACGCTGTCGGCGCAACCATCGCAGACGAGCGGGACGGATACTCGTGGTACCTCGGTTCGGTTGTCGCGGTGATGGAAGCGACTGCGTCGTGGGAGGTCGTGTCGAAGGGCCAGACAACTGGATGCCAGCCTCCGTCGGTGCCGACCGAGATTCTCCACGAGACAGGCAGAATCGTGGACAGATGGTCCTCGACCCACGACCACGGAGAGAATCGCTTGTCAGGAGAACAACAGATGGCGACGTCGATGCGGTATTGATTCAGCCGCGGGATGGCTGCGGCGAGTCTGCCGCGGTCGATTCTCTGCGACGACGAGCGCAGCATATAGCGCAGCACGTCGCCCGCGCCAGTCATCGCCGAGCCGTCGGGGTGCATCAACCCGCCGCCGTCGTCGTGAAACTTGCAGAAGAACGAATCGTCGACCTCGGGATGGTTACTCGTGCCCGATCCGATCGTGTTGTTCGTCATCTCTGCGAGCGCAACGGCATGTCCGTTCGCGTCGACCGTGTTCGTCACGGCGCACCGCTCCCGCAAGCCAGTTTCGTCGCAAGCAATCCAGACGTGGGTCGCCTCGATGTGGTGACCCGCGATGAGTAGCGAGTGGCTACCGGCGTCGTGATACGAAACCATTTGGACCTGGTAGGAGAAGCCATGCGGCGTGTCGGCGGTGCTCGTGTCGTACTGATACCCCGGTTGCCCGAAGACCCATGGATACCGCTCGCCGCGACTCTTCTCGACACTGTTGGGCCAGGTGGTCTCGGTGATTCTGGCAGGCTGCGGAGGGAACAAGCCGACATCGTCTGCGAAGACCTCCTCGAGCGAGAATGTCAACGACTCCTCGATGCCTCCGAACTCGCCGTTCCGAACGACGCCATCGAGGAACAGGACAGCCGTCTCCGAGTTGCGCTCGTATAGCCAGAGCTTCCCCCGGGCTGCCGCGAAGTCATAGCCCCGACTGAACTCCTCCGCGACTTTGACAAGCACCGAAGCGTGGAGAGTTATCTCGACAGTGCGCTCCGAGGGAGTCGCGCCGAAGGGGTCGATGCCGTCCTCGAACTGCTCGCTGAACTCAAGCCCGCCGACATACTCGAGCTCCTCGCCAGCAATCGTCGCGGTTAGCGGGACGCGAGCGAAGCGGAGCGTCTGGTCTTTGACGACGAAGTCGAACAGCCACTCGAGGTCGCCGCCTATCAGTTCGGAGGGAAGGAAGGGCAAGTCACACTTCCTCAGTGATGGTGATGGTGTTCAGTCGCTGAACCTCATCGACTCCCTCGTTGCCTTGCACAACTTCGTATTGATGCCCGCCGTCGATGCGACCGTACAGGAACAGCTTATCGTCGGCGAACTGCACGACCTCCATCGACGAGCCGCTCTGAACTGGCAGGCGAGGCATGAAGACGATGGGCTGCGTGCTGCCGCCTGTCTGCCTGACGATGCCTTCCATCAGCGAGACGGTGTCATGCTTCGACGCGACAGGCAGTCCCGACGCAGTCAGCGCGACGTAGTCTGGATTATTCGCGGTGCCTGCGAGCGTCTCGCTGTCGTCTGATAGCCCGCCCTGAGTGCGTGTCGCGTCGATTGCAGTCTCTGCCCAGGCGAGCTGGACAGCACGTCGAATGGGTCCGAGATTGTGCGGTCGCCTCGAGCCGTCGGGTCGACTGATGTCTTGCACGTTCGGCATCGTCTGCCACGACAGACCTCGGTCGAATTGATGACCGAAGACAGCGACCTCGCCGATGATGACAGAGCCGATCTGGAAGTATCCGTCCGCGTTCGCTTGCGCGGGGATGCGAAGACGCAAGACAGGCTCGGCAATGGTGACGGCAGGATTGAAGTTGTACACGACCGCTCCCATGTTCCGCCGCCAGACAGCAGCGCTGCCAGCAGCGCTCGAGATAGGGTCGCCCGCTGACAACTCCGAAGTCTCGTACATGATCCGAGCGCTCCGAGTCGGCAGAGTACCCGAGCCATCCGAGTACCAGCTTCCCTCGGTGTTGCCGCGGATGTGCTTGTAGCGCGCGAGCGCAGAGCCCGACCCCATGTCGAGCGTCGCGCCCACCAGCTCGTTGCGGTGCAGCCACTTTGGAGCAGTCGCAGCGCTCGACGGGTTCGGCCTGATGATGGACCCGTTGCGTGTGTATGTCAGCGGGTCGAGGTCGATGGATGCGTCCAGCTCTGCGAGTGTATGCCAGGCTCCCGAGTAATACCGTTCGAGGAACGCCGACTTGAAGTTGCAGTTTAGCAAGACGACGCCGAAGGCGAAGTTGCCGAAGTCGAGCGACCACGCGGCGTGCTTGTCTTCGAGCCTCCAGACGATTGTCTGTTCGGTCAGCGAGCCGCCTGGCGTCTCTTCTCTCGACCGCCACGGAACGCGCGGGCTCGCGTTGCTGGTCGTGTCGATATTCTCAATGCCGAAGTCATAGCGTGGCTCGATTGTCCACTTGTCTCCTTCTTTGCCTGGCCCATCGCCAGCAGAGATTCGGACGCCGTCGATGAGTAGCGCGGGAACCGTCGGCCATTCTCTCGAGTTCAGCGCGGAGACCCTGACTTGTGGGTCGGTGGTCGTCCCGCCGATCCAGTTCGCGACGTACTCGAGCCCCTGACGCGGAGCGAACTCTCGCCCAGCGACGCTGCTGCCGACGAAGCTCCACCGGCTAACTGCCACGCCTGTGTTGACGTGTCCCCAGTCGAGTCGAGAGCGCTGCGTCAGCGACCCGCCACCACCGCCCGTCTGGTCGATAATGCCATCGGTTGCGACCGCTGGGGTTAGCGCTCGGCGTTGCGTACCTAGCCCGCCAGCGGTGTCGTGCTCTTCGTGGTCCCTGCCGTAAAACAGCGCGACCTCTCCAGTCGCGACATTGCCGCCAGCGAGCGCGATATATATCCACGTCGGATCGGTCATGTCGAAGTCGACATCGACGACCGTGCTGCCGTCGTCTTCGTCGAGCAGTCGGAACCCGGTCGTGTTGATGCAGAGTTTCACCGCATGGTTGAAGGATGCGTTGACGGTGCCCGGCGTCGTCTCGCAGTCGGTCACCCGAAGAATCAGGCCACACTCTGTTGTCGTCCTCGAGCCGCCCGAGACGCACTGAACCCGGACGGCGACGGTGTTGACTCGCTCGTCGCCGTAGCCCGCAGCCTCTGCGATATTGTAGGAGACGACTCCAGTCGCCGACGTCAACGTCAACTCGCCGACGTTAACAGTCAGCGCGGACGACGATGACCCAGAGGTCAGCTCGACCCATCCCGAATCGTCTGGCAGTACGACTGGCAGGTAGCACCGACCCTTCAGCGCGGAGCTGGTCGTATCCGACTCGGGCGACCAGCCGATGTAGCTGGTCGGATTGAAGACGTCGGTGCCGTGCGTAGCGCAGACAGTCTGCCGCGCATGCCCGCCGAGATATAGGACGCTGATGCGCTCCTCGTCTGCGAAGCCATGCGTCTCTGCGCCCTCTCCATCCTCGCCTGAGTAGTAGGTGTCGTAATCGAAGAATGACAGCACGACAGCACGACCGCCGACAGAGTTCGCGGCGTACTTCATCGCGTGAACCTTGTCCATGTAGATACAGCCCTGCGTGGCGTATGTCAGCCAGGAGTGACCGCTGTCTTCGGAGCGGAAGATTGCAGTCATGGTGGTGTGCGAGTAGCCCTGCCCGCCGAAGTTCGCCAGCAGGTAGCAGGTTCGGTCCTCGTCTCGCCATGTCCAGATACACGCCTCCTCCTGAATGACGAGGTCGGTCGATGTTGCGGCGTTGGCGACGTACTCGCCGAGCTGGTTATAGATAGGCTGCGCCGGGTCGACTGGCCCGCACCGATACTTCGCCTTGCCTGCTGCGAGCCCGCTGCCTCGGTCTGCGTAGCCGACGAGGAAGATGCCGTTGTCGAGCCCCTCGACTGTTGGCGAATACCCCTGCTGGCCCCCCGTACCATAGCCACCTGTCGACGCGCTGAACTCGGTGCCGACTTGGTCGAAGGTACAGCCGAGGTCGTAGCTTATCCACTGTTCCATTCTCGGCTCTGCGGCTCCCACCTGACTGCTCGTCAGCATCAGCACGACGCCCGCAGAATACGAGACAGCCATCCCACTGATAGGCTCGGCGCTATCGTTCAAGACGCTGTTCGCGTAGTTCGTCCACGTCGCTCCGCTATCGTCGCTCGATGTCGCGTTGACTTGGTTCGCGTTGGCGTCGACCCAGAACATGACGACGCGCCCGCTCGGAAGAGCGACGAGAGAGACCGGACGGTCGTCTGCGTTCGCTCCGTCGAGACTTGTCCACGTTGACTCCCAGACCCCCGTACTCGGGTCGTATCTGACGACGACGAGAGTGCCGTCTCCCGACGCCAAGCTCTTCTCATAGTACGCACCGAGCAGGTCGCCGAAGTGGAGGCGAATTAAATCGGGGCGGGTGTACATGTCTTCGACGTTCAGGTCGAGCGGGTTTGGAAAGCGTCGCTCGCCGTCCCACCCGGTGATGACTTGGTACCCATCGTGACCGTACGGGAGCGACCTCTCGTACCCATCTGGCCCGAACGTGTCCTCGCTTGCGTCGTCGTGCCAGACGAACCCGCCATCAGACGGCAGCGGGTGTCCCGCCGTGCGTGTCTCGACTGTGTAAGACGTGCCTGCCGTCTGCGTCTCGCTCGCCTTGAGGATTAGACTTGAGCGCTGCTGCGGCTCTGGCACGCCCGCCTTGACTCCCTGCTGCGTGAAGCTCGAGCCGTACGGCGCGGCGACCCTCGCTCCCTGGATCGCGCCGTGCTGGATGCGTGGGTCTTGCAAGACGATGCCTTGCAGCTTCCCGTCCTTGCCGACTGGCGGCGTCTTATTCGCTCCCATTATCTATGCCTTCCCGCTTCTCGCATCATGCCTGCCGACTCGTGGTCGTACACTACCAAACGCGCGAGACAGTCGCGACGAGCTGATTCGGAGAGTGTCGTGCATGATTGCCTCCGTTGTTCGCGGGCCGACTCTGATGATGTTCACGGTGCCACCACCCGCGCCTGCGCCTGCGTTCAGAGCGTCGACTCCTCGCTCGCCTCCTGCGGCTGCTACTCCCTGCGGCGAGAGCATAGCCTCGCCCTGCCTGGCCCGCACGAAGACCTCGTCGGACGCCATCGACTGCCCCGACAGGCCCGCAGGTATCATGCCGCCCGAGTGTAGCTGCGGCGGCTGCTCGGCTGCGATTGCTGCGATTGACGCAGCGCCAGCGATGCCAGCGGCAGCGGCAGCGACAATGCCCGCGGGGAACGGGACCGTTGTCAATCCGTTGATGACGGCCAATGCCGTCGAGATTATGGCAGACGTGAGCGAGACTGCCTTATTAGCTCGCCAGGCGTCGAGCGCTGCCTCCTTCTCTGCAGCTGACTGCTCCTCGAGGACAGCCTTCTCGCGCTCGAGCTGCTCTCTCGCTGAGTTGGTCAAATCGCCCATCAGCGCTTCGTCGATGTCTGCGATTCTGTCCGACGTCTCTGCGAACGCCACAGCCTTCTCGTCATATACCACCTTGGCCATCGCGCCGATAGCGTCGAAGACCTCTCGGTGCATGCTCATGATTTGAGCATTGACGACGGCAAGGTCTTCCATGTCCTTGTCCCACGTCTCTCGCATGAACTCGCCCTGGGTCTGCGAGTTCGCCATACGCTCTGCATGTAGCTCGGCGTCCATCTGCTTCTGTAGCTCGACCGCCTCCTCTGCGTTCCGCACACCCTCGAAGCGCATATCCCTCTCGGCGTTCGCCATCTCGACCATGAGGTCTGCGCGCTTCTGAGCATATTCCTGCTCCACCCCTTCGATGCGCTTCATCGCCGCCTCTGCAAGCTCCGCCTTCTTCGCTGCGGAAACCCCAGTGGCGGCGATTGCATCTCCTGCCGTCTCCTGAATTGTCTCGAGCAGACGCGCTTCCTCTGCGTCGAGCTTCTCGATGTCTTCGAGCCTGTCGATGGTCGCTTGCTCGTTCGCCTTCGACCACGTCTCGACTTGCGTCGTCGCTGCCGCCATGTTCGCCTTGGCTGCTGCTGCGTATGCCTTGCTCCGCGCCGCTCTCTTCTTCTCGTCCTCTGCTGCTTTCTTGCGAGCCTCTGCGAGCTTCTTCTCCTTCTCTGCCAGGTCTCTTGATGCGTCCTGCGCCTTCAGTCGAGCATCAGACAGCCTCGCCTCTTCCATCTCGAGCAGCTTCGTCCAGGTTCGCAACTCCTTGGCGGCTCCGATTCGTCCGCCATGACGCAGCTTCCCGTCCTCATAAATCTGATTACTGGAGCTGTTCAGCTCCCGCTCGATTTGGGCGACATCCTCCAGAGTCTTCGTATGGTCGCGCCAAGGAGTTGCCTTGATTAGATCGTTCAAAAACTTCTGCTTCTCTCGAGCTTCGGCGACCACTCCGGATAGCTCGGCGATCTTCCCCTTGTATTTTTCAAGGTCTGCGGAGGAGTCGCTCTGCGCCGCTGCCGCATCCGATGTCTCTTTCTTGAACCGCTCGACCTCGTCGGTCAGCCCGATGAACTTCTCGGCCACGAAGGCAACCGCCTTGGCTGTCGCCTCCAGCACCCCCGTCTCCGAGAGGACTTGAAACATCTCGCCGAGCTTGGTCACGATGACAGTCACCACAGGAATCAGAGGCTCGAGCGCGCCGTCCTTGAGTCGCTGCCACTGTCTCGTTGCGATGGTGACAGCGTCGGTCAGGAACTCGCTCTCCTTCGCTGTCTCGTTGCTGATGATGCCAGCAGCCTTGACCATCTCCGAAGACTTCCGAATCGCGGCGCCGCCCTCGTCGAAGGCTGCGAGCATGTCGACCGCGCCTCGACCGAGCAGCGCTTGCGCCGCTTGCGCTCGCTTGCTCTGGCTGGTCATGGCGACCATGCCGTCTGCGATGAGTGCGATCTTCTCGTCGAGCGGGACTGCCTCGAGCTGCTCGAAGGTCAGGTTCAAGTCCTCGAGTGCCTCGACTTGCATCTTGCTGCCTTTTGCAGCCATGCCGAGGTTGACGCTGAGCTTCTGGATTGCGTTCGCTGTCGTCTCTGCTGCGACGCCGCCAAGCTCGAGCGCTCCTTGCATGACTTGCAAGTCCTCTGCCGAAGTGCCAATGGCGCGGGCCTTCTTGGCAATTACGTCGGCTCTAGCTGCGAAGTCGATAGTCGCCTGCGATGCTTTGACGAGCGCAACGCCGAGCGCTGCTGACGCGGCGACCATCGCCATAAGAGCGGGGTGCGCCTTGACAAACTGCTTCCCCATCGCGAGCGCACCGCCCGCGCCCTTCTTGTTGAACGTATCGTCGAACGAGCCGCCGAGCTTGTCGCTGTCTTGCTGTACTTGGTCGAGGCTGCCTTGGAGCTGGCTGGTATCTCCGACGAACTCGAACCGAATCTTGCGTGCCATGCTCGCTCCTTACTGCTGCAACCAGAAGTCCAGCGTCTTCTCGCTTGCGCCGCCCTGCTTCCACGCAGAACGAAGGCCCGCGCCTTGCTTGTCCTTGCTCGGTGCCGGGTGCGACATCAGCCAGACATGGGCCATGTCTCCTGCTGTCGCTGGCGTCCCGGTCATCATGCGAAGGTCGGACGGCTTCAGCGCAGACGCTCGTCCGCTCCCCTTGCGGTGGTCTGTCGCTCGAAGGATCTGCCAGTACGCTCGAAGTTCGAGACGTGTCTCCTCGTCGAACTGGAGCAGCGCGTGCGGCTCCCCGAACAGCGAGACTCCTAGGTCGAGGTCAAGGAAGTCTCCGAACCCGTCCGGGGTACAGTAAAATCCACGCGCTCCTGCACCTCCTTGGCAGGCGACGGGAACGCAATCATCAACTTGGTCACCATCTCGTTGCCGAGCACTGTCACCTGGTCTTGGGAGTAGCCCGCTTCGTACAGCTCGCCCATGACCTCAGCACCGAACTCCATCAGACCGTCGACGCCGCGCTCGAAGTCTCGACGCTTCGTCTCCATCTCCAGTTCGCGATGTCGCCAACAGATGCCAATGGCTGCGCCGACTGACTCTTCGACAAGCTCGGCTTGGACGTCTTCGATGTTGCCGACGGCGTCTCGATTGATGTTCCACAAGCCCGACTGGATGAGTGGCTTCAAGAGTCGAGCAGCGATAGACGGTCGCGGGACGCGGTAGTCGTGGTCGCCGTGACCTGGCACGAACGCAACGAAGTAGGCGGGCGAGCTATCAGGAATCGTCCGAGGATGCTGGAGTCGACGCACCGTTCCCGCCCTTCTTCTTCGCCGCCTTGGCGACTTCTTTGGAGAGTTCAGCTTGAAGGAGCGCGATGTCCGACGAGCGTCGCTTGCGAGCGTCGGCAATCTGCTCTTGTAGTTTCTCGACCTTGCTAGCCATCAGAGAATCACCGACGGCTCTGCGGCCCAACAGGTGCCGTTGATGGTGACCGTGTTCGGGTCGCCTTCGGCGATGGCGCAGTTCACCGTGCAGTACGGCAGGACGAGCTTGTGAACGTCGGCCGCGTTGCCCTGGTTAGTCACAATCCATCGGAGGTCGATAGTGAAGACCTCGGCATCGTCTGACGCGATGGAGGTCGACAGAGTCGACACCCAGTTGGAGCCTGCGTAGCCCTCGTTGTTGATGATGTCCACCAGCGCTGGAGCGGAGGCATCTGTCAGGTCCCGGAAGTAGGCACTGAACGAGAAGGTGATGGCTTGGTCATCACCGTACCGAATACTCGGCGGACTCGTGAGCTTGCCGCGGTCGAGGTAGCTGGAGACGGTCGCCTGCGGGATAGTCAACGACAAGTCGCCAGCCTCGTAGGCGACGGTGTAAGTGTCCGCGCCTGAGTTGATGCCAGCGGCACCGCTGAACGCGCCGCCGCCTGCGGTGCACTGAGAACCCAGCGTCAACTGCCCGTCGAGCTTAGTGTGGATGATTGTGGATTCGGTCATGTCCTTATTCTCCTATCGGGTCATCCCCGTCGTCGTCGTTGTTGTCTTCCACTCTCGCGGGACGCAATTGACGAGAGTGTAAACGTCTCGCGGAGTGCAGTAAAGAGTTCGCCGCCTGGCAGCTCATCAACGCCAGCCAGCCGCATCGCCGCAGTCGTCGCAGCAGCGGAGACGACATCGCCGAGAAGGGAGCCGTCGACGTCGCCCTCGACGATGCGGCGCATGCGTCCCTGCTTCTGCTGCCAGCCTCGCTCGGCTTCAATCTGAATCATCTCCGCAGATATGCCGAGGTCATCGCCGCGATGCTTCGTGCCCTTCGGGTGGACCCACGATGCGTACTCGACTGGATTCTCGATGATGAGGTTCAAGCCGTCGACGAAGACGCGCCACGCCCGAAGGCTCCTGCCAGTGTCGACGGGCCAGCTCGTGAAGATTGTTTCCTCGACTGCGTCAGCGATGCCTTCGATTATCTCCTCGAGTTCGCCGAGAGCGCTGTCAGAGAGTGCGTCAGCAGAGACACCGAGTCGACGCTCTCCGTCGATGCTGAGATTGACGAACGTCATGCCAGCGACCCGTTCAGGTGGTCTTCGATGACGTCTGCCATCTCGTCTGCTGCTCTCGCCCAATCCTTCTCGAGGAACCTCGTCACCACCTTGAGTCCTTCGCCGGGGTCCTCGTCGACCTTGTGCGCGTGGACGGCATACGGGACGCGACTCTCGACCGTTGCGTTCGTGCCCTTGAACTTCCAGTTCCAGCCCGCGACGAAGCGCCCGCTCTTGACTGGCAGGTCGCCCTCGGTGTTCGCTGCTTCGATGACTCTGCCGGTCTTCCAATCTCGGATCGCTGAGGTCGCCTTCACCCTACGAAGACGAACGATGCCGCCGAAGTCCTCCTTGCGGAACTCCATGTCGAAGCGACCCTCGCTCTCGGCGAGAGTCTTCAGCAAGTCTCGACGGAGCTTCGGCGTGAACTCCACCGACTTCATAACGTCGGCGAGGTCGAGAGCAACTGCTTGGAAGGTGTCGCCCATGTCAGCCCGCCAGGTCGAACAAGGAGAAGGCCTTGATGGTGATGTCCCAGATGAGCCACTCTCGCGATGGGCTCAGCCGCTCGACGTCGTTCCACGACGTGACTTCGAGGCTCGCCCGCGCTGCGTTCGTCGAGTTGCGAACAGCTCGCTCGAGCGCGTCGAGGTTGTCGAGCGCTGCGTCTCGAGTTGTCTCTCTGTCTTTGGGATTGATGCGGTGAGCGTATCGAACGACGAGCGAGTACCGACGCCCGACGACTGTCCCTGTCCTTGCTCGATGTCCAGCGTCAGCGCTCGAGATAGAGGCAAGCGACCAATACAAGTGCGCTCTGCCTTGCGGCCCCGACTCGACGTCAATCCATGCGGACTCGGCAACGCCAGAAGCAGCCCCGAGAAGCGTCGACATATTCGCTCGGACTTGCGAGCGGTTCAGCGCCCCCACTGCCATCGTGCGCTCCTGCCTGGGCCACCGAGGTAGACTGCTGTCGGGCCAGCTATGCCTTGCTCATCGCTTGCGGCGACGCCGTCTTCGTCCATGTCATAGGTCAGCGACAACCGCGCCCATTCTTGTTCGTATCGTTCGAGACTCTGCTCTGCCATCTCTGACCATCTGCCGTCGCCCACCGAACTGGCTGCGTCAAGGAACAGCAGACCGACCGCGAGCTGCCTGTGAACATCGAACAAGGCGAAGTCGGAAAGGACGAGATAGGGTCGACGACCAGCAGCTAACAGCCTGCGCTGAATCATGTCCCACGCTTCGTCGATGAAGTTCGCGAGCGTCTGTCCCGAAGCGAGCAGCGACGAGGCGTCCTGATGGATTGCGCTGATGTCTGCGGGAGTCACGACAGGATGAAGCTCGCGGCGCACGAGAGCAGCAGAGCGCTGGAAGGTGTGAGCGCTGCCCGCCAGAGTCAGCGACCAGACAATGAGCCAATTGTCCTCGAGCGACATCGTCGTCGGTAGCGTCAGCGCTGCGACGCTATAGGTGGCGATGTCTGCCGTGATGGTGACAGACTGCCCGTCGACGAGCTTCGTGCCGTCGCCCTTGAATACATCGACAGTGCCGCTCGACGGAGCCGTCAACGTCGAGCCGCTATAGACCGGGCACTCGAGCAGGTTGACCCTGCCTCGAACGATGAAGTCGGGAAGTCCGTGTCGGTGCGCGTACTGCGTCTCCTGCGGCATCAGAGAATCTCCACAGTATTAAACCATCCGCCCTCGGCCATGTCTGCCGGGGTGTACAGCGCGGCGCGCTCGATGTCTGTCAGCAACATGGATAAGTCAATCTCGCAACCGTGGGACCACGACCAGACGTTGCTTGGGACTGGCACGGCTCCGCGCCCGTCGATGTGACTGATAGCCTCCACGATGCGGTCTGTCGCTGTCGCTGGGCGCGGGTAGCCCGTCGCTGCTGACAACTCAGCCTCGCGCGCCCTGGCGGCGCCCGCTGTCTCCAGGACTAACCACCGCATCAGTGCGCCATCCTGACGCTATAGCGGTCGCTGAGGTAGTCCTCAAGCGATGCGAGTTCATTCTGCCTCAGCACGCCATCGAAGATCAACACCTCAGAGATAGCGCCGTCCCAGTGCGCCGTCTGGCTGGTGCCGTGACCTACCGCGAGGGTCGTCGCGAGCGCGTTCAGATCGCCCGCGGAAACCACAGACCCAGCCTCACCGTTGATCCTGGTCACTAGATCGCCGTCGCTCACCGCAACCCAAACAAGATCTGCGCCCTCGTCGCCCGCCGAATCTGCGGGTGCGACGGCAGGCGCAGGGGCACCGTCCGGATAAAACCCAGAAGTGGGACCCTGACTGCTGTTGCCCACGACAAGACTGAAGTATGAACCGCTATCCGATGGAGCGCCCATCACAGCGCGACCATGGGCTGTGCCCCACGTTGGTCCATAAGTAGCTCCCCAGGTCCAGCCGCGGCAGATCACGATGATCGTCCACTCGCCCACGTCGCTAAGCATGCCGTACAAACTCGACCCTTCGAGCGCGTCATCCGATCCGTCGAAGGTTAGCTCTGGGCGCCTGCCGAGACCCCGCTCGGATAGCGCTGGCTGCTCTGATGCTGTCGCCTGCGAGAAGTCGCGACCGCGCCCGCTCATGTCGCGCCATCCGGAAACGGTCGACCCGTTCGTCTCTACGCCAGCGTCAGCTCGGCACCAAACAAGGAGTTCGGTGCTCAGATGTCTCGGGTCGAAGCCTTGCGCCGGATGCTCTGTCTGCACCTGCGATCGTGGGACCGGCTGCTCCTGCTTCGGATGCTTGCGGAAGACCGCGCCCATGCTTCACCTGCCGTCGTCGATGTACAGCGTGACCACCATGTCGGTGTCCGCTTGAGATGCGGGGGTGATGGTTACGTGCGGCTGAGCAAAGAACGGAACGGGACTGGCGAGGAGGTCGCTGAGCGTCTCCGCATCAGACGAGAACGAGAAGTCGGCAGAGTACAATTCTTCTCCACCACCAGCGACCGTGAGCGCGCTGCTCTTGTAGACCTTGATCGTCACCGCATCGCCAGTGTCGCCGTCGTTGTCAGAGATGGTGGCTCGGACCCCGAGGAGCCTTCCCACTGCGACCCCTGCCCCGCCATCTTCGGTGACTGCCTGGGCGGCGCTCTCGCTGACTGCCTGGTTCGTGAACGTCAGAGCGTCCACGTTGAATAAACTCATGGTCGCCCCCTAGTCGAACGCGACCGTTAGGGTCTTGCTGGTTGTGCCGTTGCTGTAGACCACGGTTGCCTTGAAGTTGTCGCCCGACTCGTCGAGCCAGAAGACAATCTCGCCAGCCTTGCCGCTGGCAGACGCGAAGCCGCTGGTGGTGGCAGCGTCGAGCGCTCGGATATAGACCGCGCCGTCGTCTCGGACCTGCACGCCTTGATTGATATGCTTGCTGCCTTTTGCCATGATACCCGCTCCTTGTAAGAGCCTGCCGAGGCAGGCGGGTGCTATTGCTTGCGCTTGTCGCTGCCGTCTCTGGCAGCTCTGTCTCTCTTGATTGCTGTCTCTCGCGCCTTCTGCTCTGCGCGCCTCGAGTCCATGCCGCTCTCGACCATGCGACCTTGCAGTCGCACCATCGCCTCGCGGTAGCCCTGCTTCTCGCTCATGTCATGTCCATCGACTTGCGTCGCTTCGACTTCGGCTTCGTGTCGATAGTCGCGAGTGGCTTGCGTTGCATTGCCTCGAGAGTCCTCGTCGCCGCATCGAGCCTGGCGCTGAGGATTTGATTGTGCGGCGCGTTGGCGACTGCGCTCTGCATGCGGTCGATGGTCTGCAACTGCTGCTCGACCTTGAGTCGGACGACTTGCTTGCTGACGGTGGCGATGATGCCAGACGACGACAGATGGCGTAGGAACTCATAGTAGGCCTCGCCGCCCGCGGCCCAGAACGCACGCCCGCCAACAACTTCGACGCTCTCGGTGGCGTCACAGTAAACCGAACCCTTGCCTGCCTTCGGAATCTTCTGAACGTACCAGCGGAACTTGCCGAGCCGCTCGTCGCTCGGTCGAATCATGTGCCAGCCTCGGCGCGTATGCTGCGCCACTGCGAGGTCGGTCCCGCCCTCGTCTGTCACGCCGCCGACGCCGGGGTCTGTCTTCAGCTTGCCCAGGAGCGGCAGCCACTCGCCCGTCTCCTCGATGAACTGCCACCGATGCGGGTGGTGCATGTACATGAAGCTCGAGGTCGACTTCGTCCGAGCGGGTAGCTTCGGCGCGTCGGGGCTGTCTTGCTGAGTAACTCTCTGTCCGACTATTGCTGACATTCTGTTCCTGTCCTTGTTGTGAACCGCGAGCGGCGGGGCGAGGTTGAGGGGAGCCCCGCCGCCCGAGTTCCTGTTGACGTCGCCGACTATCGGTCAGTGATAATTGACACGCCTCGGAGATCTTCAATTGCTGACACGCCAACGAAGGCGTGGGCGACGATGCGAGAGATGCCGGGGTCGGCAGTCCTCGCGAACTCTGCGTATACCGGACTACCGGCTGGAACGGATGCCGCAATGGAACCCGGCATCTGCGACTTCGCAGACGCTTCGACATAACCCCACGCACCAGCACCGAACATGGCACCAGCGGAGTCGGCACCAGCGTTCGCAGTTGCGACGCTGTCACTGGTCCAGATGTCAACGCCGAGATAGCTTCCCTTGAAGCCTGGGCTTCGAATCGCGAGCTGCTCGGCAGTCGCAGGCATGAACTGCACCGCGCCGCCTTCGCTTCGCAGCGAGGACTGGAGGTCGGTGTATTGCGTCGGGAACAAGACCGCGGCATACGGTCCCGGAACGATATTCTGCTCCAAGCTGAAAATAGCGTCGAACCACTCATCCGTGGTTAGATCCACGGTCGTGGTTCCTACCGCCGTGGCGAAGCTATCGATGATGCCGCACACCATATCGGTTACTCGTAGCGAGTACGCATCAGCAGCAGCCTGGGCGAGTCGACCGAGGTCGAGCTGGCCCGCTGCGCCAGTGATCATAAACTTGTCCGAGAGCCCGTAGCTTATGATTTGCTGGGCCACGGAAACCGAGAATTGGGCATGGGTCAAGGCGTCATTATCGAACGCGGCCGTCTCGTTGGTGTTGGCTGCGTTCATCGGATCGGCGAGTGTCACCGTCGGAGTCGCGAGCGTGTCGGAGCCAGAGCCACCGACGTCGCCGAGCTTCAAGCCGAGCGAGCGTAGATCGATTCGGTCGCAGAGGTTTTCCCACAGGAGGGTATTGAACACCTCAGCGGCGCGCATATTGCCGCCCTGTGTCCCGGTATAGGTAATTTCATTGGCCATGGTAGGCAGTCCTTATTCTTTGACGCAGCGCGTCAAGTTGATGTTTCGTCTGTTCGGTCCTTAGCGCCCGTTGGACTACCCGGCGACGGCGTGACCGATGACGTCTCTTCCCTTAGCGCCCGATTATCCCCGGCGACGGGACGGAAGCGACATCAGTGACAACGATAGGCAGACGACGCCGAGACTGTCAACCGTCAAGATGACCACGGCAAGACGAGTCCTTGCATCAGCTCGCCCTTATTCGCTTTCCATTCGTCCATCGCCAGGCCCGAGATAGAACCGGGGACGTATGACTGCGTCGGAGGCGGGGTAGGCTGCGCGCCGTTGTTCGCTTGCGGTGCGGGCACAGGCACAGGGGCGGGCGCTGACGGCTGCTCGAGTGCGGGCGTCGTCGCTGTCGGCGCTGCTGCGACGGGCTCAGGTGGACGCAGCGAGGACAGGTCTTGAATCATGCGGTCTTTGTTCGTAGTGAACCACGAGTCCCACGTCTGCGCCTCTGCGCCTGCCTGCTCTGCGTGCTGCTGATGCTGGTGCAGCATGAAGTCTCGGACGCTCTGCGTGCGGACGCCATTCTCGAGCATGCCGACGTGGTGCGCCTGTGTCTGCGCCGAGCGCGTCGCTACGTCGAGCTGGGCTTGTAGCGTCGACGATGCTTCGACTCGTGCTGTCAGCTCGGCGACTTGCGCCGTCAGCGCTGCGTGGCTCTCTGCCGCTTCTGCCGCCTGGCGCTCTGCTGCCTTGCGTCTCTCGACCTCCTGCTGGAAGCGCTCCTCTGGAATGGTTGCTGTCGCGTCTGTCACTGTTCACCTCCTGCTGATTGCTCTGGTTGTGCGGGACGAAACCCTCGACCCACCGACCCCATGATTCTTTCCGCTGCGTCTCTCGGAAGATTGAAGAACTCGGACAGCATCGACAGGCCCGCGTCTCGGGGCAGGGTGCCCTCTGCCACGCTCTGAACGATGGTCATCGCTGCGACGACCTGAGCGCCGTTGAGGGCGGTGTCCGCGAGCTTCTCTTCGGCTGGCGCGCTCTCTGTCTCTGCGACGTCTCCTGCTTCATCCTCGCCGCCCTCAGCCTGCTCCTCGACTCCGGTCGTGACAGAGACACCACGCAGGGCGGCGCTCTCCGCTTGGACGCGCTCGAGCCACGAGGCAGCCTCGTCTCGGGTCCATCCAGGATTCTCGGCGATGACGACATCGACGATGGAGCGGGTGCCGAGTTCAAGTCCCGCCCGAGCTTCGGCGATGCGCGCAGTGCGCTCGTCTGTCGTCAGCGGGATCTGGCTGTACCGAAGATTCCACCCGACATCTGGGAACGACTCGCCCTCGTATCGATTGCAGAGACTCGCAGCGAGAGCGAGGACGCGACGGTCGCCCGCCTCCATCTGAGGCATCAGCGCCTGCTGCCGCTCTCGCACTGCTTCGCGCTTCAAGCTGATAGCGTAGCCGCTCTGGGAGCCTGTCTGCTGAATGTCTGCGGGACTGATGCCAGCAGAGATGAGCGAGCGTTGTTCGTAGGCGTCAATGGCAAGCTGGAGGTTCGAGGGGTCGGAGCCTGCGCTCCATTGCAGCGCTTGCACCGAGCCAGCTCCCTCGCTGTCAATCATCAGCATGGTGGTCGGGTCTGCTGCGACTTCTCGTCTCGATGACCTGTTGCCGCCCTTCGTAGCGGTGCCCCTGATGATGCCGTTCGCCAGCCCGCGTATTGGGTGGGACGCATCCCGCACGCAGTAGTTCCAGAAGGTCCAGAGCGTCGCGACAGTCAACGTGGCTTCGACCATCTCCTTGCCGGTGTACGCATCCCACAGGCTGTCGCCGCCTCCCTCTGCGTGGTAGAGGACGTACGGGATGACAGGCTTGCTGTCGACGACGTACGGGTATGCGCTGCCCGAGAAGTCGCCGCCGAGGACTTGCTCGGTGATGTCTGTCGCCTTGTCGAGTCTCGCGCCGTCAGGCAGGACGACCCGATAGCTCGGCTCGTCTCTGATGTCGAGGACGTCCCACGTCCAGCGAGCCTCCTCCTTGCCCTTGATGGTCAACGTCCTGATGCGCGCCTCGATGATTGCGCTCGGGTCGTTCGGTCGGTCGGGCGTCGCTGCGGCCCATACCATGTCAGACGGCACGACACGGAACTGGAGCCCGTCGTCGGGTACATACGCAACACGCACGAGCGACTCCCGCATGCCGACCACCTGTCGCTGGTTGCGACCGAGTACGGGCCACAGCTCAGCAGCTCGGAGCTTGTTCGAGAAGTCTGCGACCTTGTCCTCGTTCGCGTCAGCATGCTCGATGGTGGGTGGCTTGCCGTACAGTCGCGACATCTGGTCGACGATGGAGCGGAACAGGTTCCGAGTCTGGTCGCGGTACCCGAGCCTGGCCGCTGTACCTTCTGCGAAGAACTCAGCGACGCGCTCGTCGAGGTCACGACGCCACCATCCTTCGATGATGCGACGACGCAGACGAGAGTGGGCGCGCCGCTTCTCGTCTTCGTTGTCAGGCAGAGGAGGTCGCTGCTGCTGCGGTCTAGGGTCGTTGGTATGAGCCATGCGGGGTCACCTTACACGGAGAGACTGGATGCCTCCAGCGCGAGTGTCAAGGAAGGAGCGCCCGATGTAGCGTGCCGCATCGAGAGCGTGGGAGAGGTCTTTGTTTTTCTGGTCGCCGCCAGGCCCGCGCCAATGACGGAAGCTCTCGACGAGATTCGAGCAGCGCGGATGGATACGCATGTCCCCCTTCACCATGGCGGCGTGAAGGAGACGGCTCGTGTAGACAACGCTGCCGGGTCCCTTGCGTGCTGGCTTGATGCGAAAGGGCGGCGAGTGTTCGGGGTAGCCCGAGAGCGTCGCGATGCTCTCTGTCAAGAGCGTGTTGATCGCGTACCCTGCCTGGGACTTGCCTGCTGAGTTCGTATCACCTCGAGCTTCGTCGACCGCTTCTGGCCCGACGCCAGCGCGCTCGAGCATGGCGACAATGCCGAGCGCGTCTGCTTCGATGCCTGTCTTGCCTTGCGAGACGTACTCATCGAGGAAGTACACCTTCGGTCGCCTCGGGTCACGCTCGAAGGCGCAGAGCAGGGCGACCTCTCGACCGACGTCTTCGCCGTGGTCGATGCCGAGCCCTATCTGCAACTCTCTGTCCGGCAACTCGTCGCTGACCATGTCGTCGTCGAACGCTGCGAAGTAGCGGTCGGGCGTGACACCATCCCAGTCGCCATAGATGACCTGCGGGCGTTGGCTAGGCAGGCACACTGCGATGGCCTCGTCGACTTGCTCTTGTGTCATCCACGGACATGCCTTCGTCGACAGTGCGAAGTGCGTCTCGCTGATGACTCCCGTCTCGACGACTTCACGCAGCCAGTCGACAGGGCGACCGATGGGCGTGAGTGTCATGTACAGGCAGCCGCCTGTCTGCACGAGACGAGAGACGCTCTCCGCGTACATCTCAGGCGGGGGCACCTCATCCATCCAGCAGAGGTCGAGAGTCGCTGATGCGAGCGCCAGGCGAGCCTGCTCGCTCGTCACGAAGACGACGCGGCTGCCGTTGATGAAGGTGACAGTCGAGTGCTTGAAGCCTCGAGTCGGATGGAACGTGCAGTCGGGCACCAGTACGCCATTCGGTATCATGTCGAAGACCTTTGCCTGCACGACGACCGATTGCTTGAAGCTATGGCAGACGACTCGAGCTTCGATGGGTGCGGGCGGGACGTCTTGATAGGGGTGCACACCGAGACAGCGGCACACCGTCTCATAGGCTGCGGCGAGCGTCTTGCCTGACTGCGACGGCGCACGCAGCAGACGGAAGCGAGCGTCGCTCTCGAGGAAGGCGCGATGAGGCGGGCCGGGTTCGTAGCGTGCAAGCGGCGACGCTCGCAGTCGACGCAGAGCCGATGCCGCTGTCATTCGCCCACCTGTATCTCTCGCAGTCGTTCGACCTCATCGACTGACAGATCGCCTGCCAGCTCCTCGAGCAACTGCTGACGCGTCAGCGCGCCGATGTGGTCGTCGACCTTCTGCGGGGTGGGTGCGTCTGCTCCGGTGATGCGCGCTTCGAGATGCAGCATCGACGCGAGCGGCCCCATGCGACCCGTTGCCAGGCATGCGCGCTGATGCCCTCGCAGTCGACCGAGGAACTCTGCTCGTCGACGCTCGAGCGGCTCGCCGTCCAGCTCCTCTCGATAGACATCGACGAGGTCTGCCTTGTAGCGGTCGACAGTACGAACAGAGACACCGAACTCCGCAGACAGGGCGCGCTTCAATTGAAGCGACCAACCCCGCTCTCCGATAGCTCTCTCGAGTACGGCGATGCGCCTGTATCTCTCTGTCTTCGATGTTCCCACTGCGCTCCTTATAGCGTCCCTATCCTGACGACGACGCTACCACCCGACACGTATCTCGACGCGAGGAGATTCGTCGCCAGCGCAGAACAAGGCGATGCAGTCAATCGACCAGACGCTCTTGTCGTCTCGGTATATCCCTGCCTTCTGCGCTGCGTCCAGCACTGCCTTCGCGACGTTGTCGATGTCCGGCTTCTGACAATACGGCTCCCGCCCCATCGGCTTTGTCTTCCATATCATGCGCTGGGGGCGCGGGAACAGGGCAAGAATTCCGACACTGATGGGGCAGTCGAGCGGTGCTTGTAGCCAGGTGTCCATCAGTGTCGACGCCGCTACCGCCTCCCACTGCGCTGTCTTCTTCGGCGTGTACGTTCGCACGAAGCCAGCTCGAGCAGTCGCTCTCGGTCGTCCCTTGCCTATCGGTGGTCCCGGTATCGTTGCGCGCCATTCGTTCATGGCTTACGAAAATGGAACATGGGCTCGGACGCAACTTCGTCGAGCTGATTCGCTCCGAATCGTCGAGTCAATGGGAAGCGCTCGGTGCCTACATGCTCGAAGCCAGCAGCGAGAGCGGCTTCGACGACGGGACCTTCGAGCGGGACTGTCGTGCCTGCGATGTTGACGTCTGCGATGTTGACAATCGACAGAGAGCCGCTCCGAAGCGCTGCGAACTGTAGCGCAAGGACAGGCTCGAGGAAGCCCTCGACCCATTCGTCTGGTGTCTTGTATCGAATCCACGACTGCGTTGGCTCGTCGCAGTAATGCTCCTTCGAGAAGTATGGCGGGCTCGTGAACGCGAAGTCGCACGAGTCGCGCACCTCATCGGCCGGGACATCCTCTGCTGGCAGGTTGATGAGTTCGACGCTGTCGTCGAAGCCGAGCTCGCTCGTCATCTGCACGTTGCCCGCGTGCGTCTCGACGCTCGGGTCGATGCCGATGTACCGCTTGACGTTGTTCGCAGCGAAGAACCCGACGAGCCTCCCACCGTAGCCTGTCGACGTATCGAGTACCGTCCCGCCCTCGGGACAGTGTCGTCGGTACATCATCATCGCGACAGCGGGTCGGAAGTTCGCGCACGCTTGCGCGCCTCGAGTCAGCGAGAGCGTGCCGTATACGCCCGCCGGAATCTTGCCTCCATACTCCAGCACCAGCTCGAGCGACTGTCGCAGCCAGGCGTCTTCCTCGAACGCTTCAGCGGGTGCCCGCTTGCCCTTCACGGTCGCATGGAAGCGGTGCGGGTGGTAGGTGTCTGCGACGTGGTAGCCGAGGTTCGAGTTGCGCCACCCGTCGCTCTCCTCGAGCGCTGACAACTTGTTGATTTCCTGCATCGAGACATGGAGTGCGAGCTTGCGATACGGGAACCCGGTCGCCCTGAAGTAGTCGAACGCAGCGTCGACGACGTCGCTGTCTGCGAACGGTCGCGGCTGCCCCGGCTCTGCTTCGACGGGGAGGGCTTCGCCTAGCAGCGACGCAACCTCTTGAGCATCGAAGCCAGCCAGCAGCGCGTCGTCTTCGTCCAGCCTGCTCAGGATGCTTGCCAACGCATCATCGTCCCAGCTCGCTGCTTCGCTTAACTTGTTGTCAGCGAGCGCGAGCAGCGCACTGTCAGCAGGGTCGAGGTCCATGTACCGCACTGGCACCTTCGTCAAGCCGAGCCGCTGCGCTGCCTTCAGCCTGGTATGCCCGGCGATGACCATGCCGTCTGCCTTGCGTGCGACGATGGGCGCGGCGAAGCCGAAGCGCTTGATGGAGTTCGCGACTCCCTCGACTGCGTCGTCGTTGTCTCGAGGGTTGTCAGCCCACGGCATCAGCACGCTCGCATCTTCCCACGTCGCAGCGCTGTCTAGTGCTTTTTCTTTTCCTTTGGACATGTTTCGTTCCCTTGCGTCTTCGTGTATCGTGCGAGCGGCGCTTCTGCGTCGAATCGAATCGTACCGAGGACGTGCCGCGTCCGCAACTCAAGGAGACACGATGGAACCCCGAGACATTCTGAACACGGAAGAGGGAGCGCAACTGCTTCGGATGAGCAAGGCGAAGCTGCGAGAGTTGGCGAACGACGGCGAGCTGCCAGCGTTCAGAGTCGGCAATCGTCTGCGGTATCGACGCTGCGACTTGCTCTTATGGGTCGAGGAACAAGCGCTTGCGAACGTCGACAGAGAGCGCACCCACGGCGACGACGCAATCGACTATGGGCAGCTCCCCTAATGCCCCGAACTCGCCTCATCAATCCCAGCTTTTTCCTACATGAAGACCTCGGCCGCTGCACCGCCCACGCTCGTCTGCTGTTCGTCGCACTCTGGACGCAGGCAGACAAGCTGGGACGACTGCGCTGGCTGCCCCTCAAGGTACATGGCGAGTCGTTCCCGCACGAGCCCGAGGTCAACGTCATCCACTTGGCGCAGGAACTCGTCGCTGCTGGCGTGTTGAGTATCTACGAAGCGTCCGGTCGACTGTACGCGCACCTGCCAGGCTTCAAGACATGGCAGCGACCGCATCGCAACGAGCAGCCGTCTGCGTGTCCTGCTCCCCCTGACGAGATGCTCGTCGACGACTCTCTCGACCTGCTGACAATGGAGTCTCGAAGACAGCGACTCGCGACAAAGGACAACCAAGGGACAACCAAAGGCAGTCACTATACCGTATTACCGTATACCGATAACCGTATGCCGTTATCTAGTCCATCTTCCTCTATGGAGGAAGATTCAGCGCAACGACGTCGAAGCGACGTCCCTGACGCTGCGCCGTCCAAACCTCGAGTCGTGATGAAGACTCCAACTGGCGACGACACGCTCGACTTCCTGCTCGAGACGTGGCCGACGCTGCTCGGGAAGCACGAGACACTGGAGCGCTGGCTTGCAACGAGTCGCGATGCCTTCCCCGGTATCGACCTACTCGCAGAGGCGCGCCGAGCGTCAGCATGGCAGCTCGGCAATCCAGCGAACAAGAAACGACAGGTACGCGCCTTCCTGACTCGATGGTGGGGCAAGGCGCAAGACAACGGGCCGCGAGCTGCGACGAAGCAGTCGAGCAGCGCAAGCAACGACGACGCCATAGCGATGGCGAGAAGTCTAGGAGCGAAGATATGACAGCCGAAGCACGAGCGAGACTCATCAGCGCACACCTCGAAGCAGTCAGCAGGGGCCGCTCTCCGACCGCTGAACAGGTCGGCATCTGGTTGCGCGAACTCGAAGACATCCCACTCGAAGACCTCGACGACACGATTCGCCTGGCGCGTCGACATCATGCCGAGCAGACAGACAAGGGCAAGCGATGGGGGAAGCTGACACCCGACGACGTGCTGCACTCATACAAGGCAGAGCGCAAGGTCGTCGAGGAGACACCCCACAATCCCGACTGCCAGCATCGCTGCGACGACGGGCTCGTCTCGATGCGAGATGACAAGGGGCTGGACTATGCGGTGCGCTGCGTCTGCTTCGCTGGTCAGTCGTGGGACAAGCATCCGACATTCGGCAAGCGCTGTCCGAACGTCGAACAAGCGCTCGAGCAGCTCGGGTGGACGCTCGTCAAGCAAGTCTCGACGATGCCAGCGAGTCATGGCGAGTGGTTGGAGAAGCGCACTCGGCAAGTCGGGTTCGCACGAGCATCGAACGAGTACCGGGAGTGGATGGATGCTAGGGAACCGTGAAGGCTGTCAAGGATATGTAAACAATCCGTCACAATCCGCACGGTTTTGTGGTGTTTCGGCACTTTTCGCGCCGTTTCCGCTATATATAAGACATGAGCAACGAACAACAACGAGACAACAGCGAAGGAATCTCGAACATGACTGCACTCAACAGCTTGATAGACAATATCTACACCGACATGCTCAGCGACGTACACGAAGCGCAAGGCGAGCCCGTCGACTTTGCGAGCGAGCCCGACTTCATCGTCGACGAAGAGACCCCGATGGAACCCCTCGCGCTGACGCTTCTCGAAGCCGTCGTCGAGTCTGTCGCTTTCTTCTCGCAGCCCGGAATCGTCGTCACCCTCGGAGCGGTCATCGACCGACTACGCAACACGCACGGCATCGACAACATCGAGCGGAACGGTCGCGTCTCTGACTGCGTCGCTCTCGTCAATGAGGGAGTCGAGGCGGGTGTCATCGTCAAGGGACAGATCGCCGCACTGCACTCGGTCGCGCTGACTCCCGCAGGACGCGAACTCGCAGTCGAACGAGGATGGGCCACGCAGACGTGTCTGCGCTGCAACGACGCCCTCAGAGAAGTCGACATCAGCGAAGACGGATGGTGCGAAGACTGCGTGTCAATCGTCAACGCGATTGACAAGGAGCGCTTCGACGACGCGCAGACGTCCAAAGACTTCGACGACACCCCGCCCGACATGCGCTATGGGACAGCAGAGCGCGAGATAGAGCGCGACGGCGAGAGCAGCCCTGTGTTCTTCTACCGCGCTGCGATGGGGAAGGCGACGCTCGTCGACGCTATCGAGGGCGAGGGCTGTCGGGACTATCTCTCGGGACTCAAGAACAACAAGCAACGAGCGCAGTTCCTGAACGACCTCCGCGCTGCGACGGCGCGACTCCAACAGGAAGCGGAAGCAGACGCGCTCGACGAGAGCGACGACGACACTCCCGACCCAGACTTTCTGGACGAAGGGTGCCCATCCTTTGCGACTCCCAGCGACGTCGCCGACGAGCCGGGGTGCCTCTGTGATTGCGTCGACTACGAGGGCGTGAACCACCTTGAGCGCTGCCCAGACCATCCCGAAGCCGACGACGACGAGAGCGACGCACCCTTGACGTTCGGCGACCTGGCCTTCGGTGAGTTCGCCCGCACGAAGCAGGGAGCGCTGCGAATGTATGTCCGCCCAGCGACGAACTCGAGCAAGGTCGCTGTCGTTCGTCAGTGCAAAGACGGGACGTGGACGACAAGCAGCGTAAAAGCAGACGCACCCGCGACGCTCGTCAAGTTCGCAGACGACGCTGACGAGCGTCTCTCCGCATATGCTGCGATGACTCGCAAGGACCGAGACGCGCTGTTGACGAGAGAAGCCCGCAAGAGCAGCTATTCGCACAACCCTGAGAGCGCTCCCGCAATCAGCAGCGAAGACGTCCAGACATCTAAGAACATCGCAGCAGCCGAGGAGGCCGAGTGGCGCAAGGCGGCGACGTTAGCCGCCTTCCCCGAACTCGCCTTCGGGTACGTCGACGAAGATGAGAGCGACCTACCCGCTGTCGGACACGAGTTCGGCGACTGCGACGACCGCAGCTACGCACTCGAGCAGCGCATCAAGGCGCAAGACGAGCGCATCAAGATACAAGACGACCGCATCGACGAGCGCACCGAGCGCATCGACGAACTCGAGGACATGCATCTCGACGAGATGCGCAAGCGCGTCGCGCAAGACGAGCGCATCGAAGCGCAAGACGAACGCATCGACGAACTCGAGCGACGACTTGACGCGACACTCGCAGCGCTATCGGAGATGACGTCTATCTCGCTCTCGCTGCGTCAGATTGACCACCCTGGATTCAAGTAGCATCAAGACAACCCGGGACAGATTCTGTCCCGGCGACCCCCTAGACTCTCTGCGAAGGAGAACAGAACATGAGCCAAGTCACAGTTATCGACCGCCCCGACTCCCCAACCTTTGACATCGACGCGCTGCTCGAACGACGACAAGAGCGCGGCACTCTTGTTCCGCAATCAATCGAGACTCTTCAGACCTCGCTCGGCGAGCTGATGGAGCAACTCGACCCACAAGACGAGATTCGCCCGCTGAATCAAGGCAGCGTTCGCTATGTCGACGGCAAGGCTGCATGGCAATTCCGCAACGAAGACGACTCCTGGTCGACTGCTTGCGGGTTCACCCATCGCGCTTATCGTCAGCTCGGCACGAAGGTACTCGGCAAGGGCGGGCTCGACTTCATCGAGCGACAGCGCACCTCTGGCGAGACTGGCGCGAAGATGGCGACCATCAACTGGATGGAGCGTCTGTCGCACAACACGACTCGCGGTCTGCTGCGCTCGATGCAGCTCCCTGGGCAGCAGTTTCGCACGATTCGTGGCGTACTCTCGGGCAGCGACCGCGGGTTCACTACGAACTTGGACAACCTCGACGTCGTCAACTTGCTGACAGAGACGCAAGCGTTCGCAGCGCTCCCTCTTATCTCGTGGCGCGTCACGCCCGACGCGATGCGGATTCGCGGTCTGCTGAACCCTGAGGACGGCAAGATGTTCGACGAGCATGGTCGACCGACAGACTCGAAGCTGGTCAGCGCTCGCATCCCTGTCCCGATGTTCGAGATAGTGAACGGCGAGGTCGGCAATCACGCGCTCTCATTCACTGCTGGTGCCTACACCTACATCTGCACGAACGGCATCGGCGGGTGGGGCGACGACAAGTTCACGAGTCGATGGACGCACACTGGCGGCAACGACAGAGGCGAGAAGATTCAGAACGCGATGGGCGACGCAATCAAGAGCGCTCGAGTCGCGTCGAACGGACTCATCGAGTCGTTTAAGTCTGCGACTGCTGTCGCAATCGACGACGCCTTTGCTCTGCTCGACGCGTGGGGACGCAAGGAAGGTCTGCTGACAGCGGGACAGACACGTCGAGCGGTCGACGCGATGCGAGATGAGACCAGCTTCCCTGGTCGCAATCTCGCGGCAGTCGTCTCTGGTATCACTCTCGCAGCCCAGGACGAGAGCGATATGGACAAGCAACGAGACATGGAGCGAGCAGCGTCTCGCATCATGTACCGCGCGCTCCGCAGCCCTGACGCTGCGAACGCACTCGCAGAGGCGTAGTCGTCGAGAGTCTGTCGTCGCTCTTCGGGGCGGCGACAGCGACAGCATCGAAGAGAGAGAACAGACAACCCAAAAACAAGGAGAGAACAGATGTCAGAACGACAATTCTTCGAGAGTGGATATGGAAGACACTTCTTCGGGTCGCAGTTTCCGCGACTCATCAGAGCGCTGGAGTCAATCGCCGCCGAGCTGACGCAACAACGCAAGACGCGACACTGCGGAACCTGGGGGTGCATGCTTCCCGTCGGCTTCGATTCAGAGTTCGGCGACGGCCCCGTCTGCATGGTCTGCGAGCAAGACTTGCGACCGAGCGCTCCGCCGTCGTCGCTCGTTGCGATGCGAGAAGCAGCGGACGCGCTCGACGCGTACTGCGACGACCACAACAGCAGCAACCCCACGGACCCGACTGTCGTCTTGCCGATGCTGCGAGAGGCGATCGCCGAGGCCGAGGCAGACGAGGCGAGCGCGCTTCGAGAGAGCGCAGCAGCAGAGTACCGCGACATCATTCGCGGGGGTGCACGATGAGGGCTGTCACTCAGTCATATATGCGGACGATGATGTCATGCGAGGAGAAGGCGCGACTGCGCTATCTCGAGCGCATGCGTTCGCCCACTATCACGCCAGCTCTGCCGATGGGTATCGCGGTCCACTATGGGGTCCTCGAAGCGAAGTCTGCCGACGACGCTGTCGAGCGCTTCAAGAGCGAGCGGGCTCCCGCCTGGCTCGAGCATGAAGCAGACAACCTCGAGCGAGACGCGACAATCGTGCGAGCGATGGTCGAAGGCGCGCTCGCTGTCTGGACCGACTGGCCCAAGACGACAGAGAAGCGATTCCGCGTTCCTTTCTACAATCCCGACACAGGCAAGCCCAGTACGAAGCACACCTTCGAGGGAGTCTTCGACGGCATCTGGCGTCCCGGCGAACGAGACAACGCGGACCCCGTCCTGCTCGAACTCAAGACAGCGGGGCGACTCGACTCGAGTTACCTCGAGCGACTCGACATCGACTGGCAGGTCTCGGCGTACATGGCGGCAGCGTCAATCGTCTACAGCAACCCCGTCCGAGCGATGGTCTACCGAATCATCCGCAAGCCGAGCATCCGACAGCGCAAGACAGAGACGCTGTCAGAGTTCGCGCTGCGACTCTCGAGCGACTACAAAGACCGTCCCGAGTTTTACTTCGAGGAGGTCATCGTGCGACGTACTGACGACCAGATTCGTCGCTGGTGGTATGAAGCGTGGGAGCTGCACGAGCGCATCCTCCGCATCGAGAACGGCGGGATGACCGTTCGCAACTCGCAGCATTGTCTCGACTTCGGGCGATGCAACTACTTCGACCTATGCCGAGGGGTATCTGGCCCCGAGGCTTTCCGCGTCATCGACGACGCCCACCCTGAACTGCGAAGGAGAACAAATCATGAAGGGTAAGAACAACGTGCTGCCGACTGCGGCGCACAAACCGAAGGGGCTCAAGGATTCGTCCGCTGTCCTATTCGGTAGACACGGACTCGGCAAGACGTACTTGCTGACGACATTCTTGAAGTCGCTCATCATCGACTTGGAGGGCGGCTCAAGAATGATGGAGGCAACGGCGATTGAGCCGAACTCGTGGACCGAGCTATTAGGCTGGATTGACAAGCTGGAGGTCGATGACCACCAGTTCAACACCGTCGCAATCGACACCGCCGACAGGGCGTGGGCGATGCTCGAAGAGAGCGTGTGTAGGGAACTCGGCGTCAAGACCGTCGGCGACGCAGCGCACGGAAAGGGATGGGCGATGATGAAAGCACAGTGGTCACGATTCGTTTACCGACTCATCAATCTGCGAGCTAATGACGGACGCAAGATTCTGCCGGTATTTCTATGCCACGAGAAACTGGTGCCGATGACAGAGCGGCGCGGTGAGGTATCAATCGAGACGGGCAGAACGCTCGTCAGCGTCAACCTGCCGAACTCGGCAAAATTGATACTCTTGTCCGCTGTCGATTTCGTCTTTCACTTGTTCATCGACGAGAAGTCGGGCAAGCGACTACTTCGGACGCAAGCGACAGACACCGCGGAATTCCGCATCGAGGCGAAGGGGCGAGGCGCGCCAGGTTGCGCCCTGCCCCCCGTCATCCACGCACACTTCGGCGCGCTCTGCGCTGAGTTCGACAAGGCATTCAACAATGAAGGAGAACAGACAGATGCCATCTGATGATTATTTCGAGACATGGACAACAGCCAACCCAGTCGAGGAGAAGAAGAAGGACGGCGAGTCAGACCCCAGCATCGAGGACGGCGTTCACCGCTGCCGCATCGTCGGGTTCCGCTGCTTCGAGTCGAAGAAGGGAGACGTCTGGATGGTCTTCGAGTTCGCCGTGATGGGTGGACTGTTCGACGGTCGGACGCTCGTTCGAATGGTCGCCCCGCTCGGTCGACGTACTGACGACACGGCGCGACGAGAGACGCAAGCGAACTGGGCTCGGCGCGACTTGCAGACGGTACTCGGGCGCGTCCCGCAGTTGTTTCCCGAGCTGCTGAATCCCGACACGATGATGACGGGAACGGTCGCGTCCGAGATTGTCGGCGCAGTCGTCAACGTCGAGAAGGAGACGAAGAAGGGCGACTCTCGCGACTTCATCAATGTCTACCTCGTCGAGCTTGTGTCGAACACTGCGACAGCAGCAGCGCCCGAGGACAGCGCTCCCCCCGAGCCGCCGCCCGCTGACGACTTGCCGCCCTTGCCCGACTCCCCGAGTCGAGGCTCTGGCATGATTGACCCCGACGAACTCGACGAGATTCCATTCTGACGGTAGAAGGTATACGCGCTCGGTCCTTCGCACGGCTGTCTGGCAGCTCCGAGCGCGTCTGTTCCGTTGCCAGCGTGGTCTAGCTACGCGCCCAAGCGAATGTCTCTCGACGATACGGAGAGACGGGGCGCACTCATCGGAGGAACAGATGGACAGAATCGAATCGACGGTCGTCTGCGAGACGCTCCCGCAATTCCTAGACGACGCGACGCGTGTCGGGCGCTGCTTCAGGTGCGCCGCTCTCGTCGACCCCGAAGAAGAGAAGTGGGCGAACGTCGCGCAGGTGATGCGACCTCTCGGCGTCTGCCTCGTTGTCGGCGGTATGCTCTGTCGGTCGTGCGTCGAGTCGTGGCGCGAATGGTTGCTAATAGAAAGGGCGAACGATGACACTCTGTACAGATGACACCGTCGACGAAGGCTTCCTTGCTCTGCGTGTCGCTGTCGTCTCGTCAATCGAGCAGCAACGAGAGAAGGACGGACTCTGCGTCGAGTGCGGCGCAGAGGACCACGACGGCTGCCTTCTCGCAGAGGGGCCGCTGATAACAGCTCAGGAGTTCCTCGACCACGCCGCCTACCTCATCGCGGCGACTGTCGAGCTGCGAAGCTAACCCTCGAGACGCTTAATTCTGCGCTCGAGTCGCAGTCGCTGTCCTGCTGTCAACTTGTCAGCTCGCTCGACCAATCGGTCTTTGAGCCGAGACAGTCTCTTCGACTTGATATTCTCGTGGCGCTCGACAGCGCGGAAGATTCCGACGGCGGCAGCAGCGACGAAGAACAACACGAGTCCGTCAAGGGCCTCTAGCAACGGGTCGCCGAAGTCGACAGCCTTGTCGAGTCGATGGGCCAGCTCGGCACAGTAGGCCAGGTCCTGTTCCATTCGATTCAGCCCATCGACCTCGTCTGCGAGTTCGTGGACGACATCTGCGAGAAGGCGCAGGACGGGCCCTGAGTGCTTCTCGATTGCTTCTGCTGCGCGTTGCTTGTGTTCGAGCCTGCGACGTCTTGTCGACGCTCTGGGCGCGTCAGGTTTCGATGTCTGCTTCTTCGCTGCGACCTTCTTTGCTGCTGGCTTCTTCTTTGCTGCTGGCTTACGAGGCATCAGAGCCTCCCTTCTTCTGCGAGTCTTGCCACGCCTGTCCGAGAATGTACGAAACGAGAATGGCGGCAGCAGCCTCGAGCCCGCGCTCGGGAGGCACCTCGCCGTTGAATACTGGAAGCGCGACGCCGAGCAGTGCGCCTGTCACCGCGAGCCAGAACTTCCGGCTGCGTAGTCTGTCGGGAATGGTCATCTCTTCTCCTTCGGAGCTGGGGGTAGGTGGTCGAATCTTCCGCTGTCGTCATCGTCTGCGCTGTCGTCGTCTTCGACTTCGGCTTGTTCGGCTGGCTCGCTGTCGCGTCGAAGCGCGGAGAAGCCCGCGATGATTGCGACGACGAGCAGAATCGCGCCGACTGTGACTGTCTGGCTGGCTCGTGGGGTCATGTCCACTCCGAGAGAAGGGTGTAGGTGAAGCGCTCGAAGCCTCGCTCGCTCTGCTGCTTTTTACAAAGTCGAATGAAGGCGTCGAAGTCGCTCGGGTCTGCGAAGACTTGGCAGCCTGCGCTCCACTTGTCAACTCGAACCGAGCCGCCGCTGCGTGTCGTGGCCCGGTGGCAGTTGATAGCGTGGTTGCCGATGTCGATATTGTCTTCGCGGTAATCGACCTTCGTGTCGAGGTTGTCGTCCCGATGGACGGCGATGTCGTTGCAGCCTCGTTGAACCAAGGCGAGATACTTGCCTCGATGTAGACCGAGCCTCCAGACGCTTCGATACTGACGGTCGGCAACGACAGCAGCGCAGCCGAGACGATTCATCGGATGCTGGAGCCAGTACGTTCCGGGGTCGGTCGTGATAGGCCACCATCGGTCGACCCACTGCCCGCGCTCCTTGTAGAGAACATGGAGAACGTCGTCGAAGACGTTGGGCGCGCCGCGCCAGGTTCGGATGCCGACGATGTTCAGATTGTAATTGCCGTCCGTGAAGACTGCGCCGCCGATTTCCTTGACTCTGTCGAGGACGGGGTGGGTCACCTGACGCGCTCTCCGAGTCTGTCGACGCTCGACGCTAGCTTCTCGAGCGTCGCGACGAGACTGCGCGGCGTGTAGCAGAGCGGCAATCCGTCGGGGTCGGTGCGCGACAGTATCGCCGACATCTGCAACGTCGCCGCGGACATGTCGTCGAGCTTGGTGTCGATGCTCTTGAGCTTGCCGAGAGCTTCGTCGCAGTCGCCGTCGTCGTCCTTGCTCGCAGCTTCGCGAGCCTTGAGGAACGAGAACACCTCTCGAATGATGAGCACCGCAGCAACGATGCCGATGCCTGCGTCTCCGAGCGCTTCAAGTCCCATGGTCAATGCTCCTCGCCTTCCGCGCCTGCCAGGTCTCGCGCTGCGTCAGGCAGCGAGCGAAGCGCCAGCGACAGGAAGCGGTCGGACCTCCATGTTACCTGCTCGACTACGAACAGGTACTCCGAGAACTCCAACTCGCTGTCAGTCAGGAGCAATACATCGCCTGGCTCGAGGTGACCAGCGACTTCCGCGTCGACTGTATACGAAACGAGAACAGCTTGGAGCGCATGCTTGCGACTGCGCCATGACAGAATCGCCGCCGCTGTCGCATCGTCCCAGACGACATCGGATGTCAGCTCGAGGGGCACGGTCAATGGCAGATTGTTCGCGTCCCTGTATCGCGTTCGCGAGGTGTGGCAGTAGAGATTCGATCCTGCTCTGCCAGCAGCCAGCTCGGCGGGGTCTGCTGATAGCGTCTTCGTTGACCAATACATACCGTCCTTGATGTCATTCTGGTAGTCGATGCTGATGTGGTTCGCGACATCGTCTCGACTCGAGAAGGACGCGCGCCCCTCTCTGAACGCTGTCGGCGCAACCATCGCAGACGAGCGGGACGGATACTCGTGGTACCTCGGTTCGGTTGTCGCGGTGATGGAAGCGACTGCGTCGTGGGAGGTCGTGTCGAAGGGCCAGACAACTGGATGCCAGCCGCCGTCGGTGCCGACCGAGATTCTCCACGAGACAGGCAGAATCGTGGACAGATGGTCTTCGACCCACGACCACGGAGAGAAGCGCTTGTCGGGAGAACAACAGATGGCGACGTCGATGCGGTACTGGTTGAGCCTGGGGATGGCTGCGGCGAGCCTGCCGCGGTCGATTCTCTGCGACGACGAGCGCAGCATATAGCGCAGCACGTCTCCCGCGCCAGTCATCGCCGAGCCGTCGGGGTGCATCAGCCCGCCGCCGTCGTCGTGAAACTTGCAGAAGAACGTGTCGTCGACTTCGGGATGGTTACTCGTGCCCGAGCCGATCGTGTTGTTCGTCATCTCTGCGAGCGCAACGGCGTGTCCGTTCGCGTCGACCGTGTTCGTCACAGCGCACCGCT